ACTTCATCACGGACAAGCAGGGCAAAAAGGTCCGCTTCCGGATGACGGACGAGCAGATCGAGTACTTCGATGGGATGCACACCCGCAACATCATCCTGAAGGCTCGGCAGCTCGGCTTCACCACTGAGTGCTGCATCATCCAGTTGGACGCGGCGCTGTTCGAGTCGGCCAAGTGCGCGCTGATCGCTCACACGCTGAATGACGCCAAGCGCTTGTTCCGCGAGAAGGTGAAGTACGCCTACGACAACCTACCGGCCGAGATCCGCGCAGCCAACCCGGCGAGCAACGACGCTGCCGGTGAGCTGGTGTTCAGTAAAGGCGGCTCGCTCTACGTGTCCACGTCCTTCCGGGGCGGCACGCTGCGTTACCTGCACGTGTCCGAGTTCGGGAAGATCTGCGCCAAGTTTCCACACAAGGCTCGCGAGATCGTCACTGGCGCCTTTGAGGCTGTGGCCACTGACTGCTTCGTCACGATTGAATCAACGGCGGAAGGCCGGGCCGGCTACTTCTTCGACTACTCGCAAAGTGCCGAACGCCAGCAACTGGCCGGTGTGCCCCTGGGTCTGCTGGACTGGAAGTTCTTCTTTTTCAGTTGGTGGAAGAACAAAGCCTACTGGCTTGACCCCGCTGACGTGGTCATCCCGCAGCGCCTGACCGATTACTTCAACGAACTGGCAGCCAAACACGGGATCGTCACGAACCCCGGGCAGCGCGCCTGGTACGCCGCCAAGGAGAAGACACTCGGCGACGACATGAAGCGGGAATACCCGTCCCTGCCGGCCGAAGCCTTCCAGCAGTCGATCGAGGGCGCTTATTACGCCAAGCAATTCACCAAGCTTTACGCCGCTCAGCGCATCGGTGCGCTGCCCGACAACAGTCACTTGCCGGTACACACGATCTGGGACATCGGCGTGGGCGACTCCACGGCGATCTGGTTTGTCCGGATTGTCGGCGAGGAATATCACGTCATCGACTTCTACGAGAACAGCGGTGAAGGCCTTCGGCACTACATGAAGGTGCTCAAGGATCGCAAATACACGTATGGCGATCACTGGGGGCCGCACGACATCGATAACCGAGAGTTTGGCAGCGACGGCAAGACTCGCCGCGAGCTGGCCCGAGAGGGCTACGAGATTGATGGGCAGAAATACAGCCTCAAGTTCAGCGTGGTTCCAAAGCTCGGCATCGACGAGGGCATTGAGCAGGTTCGGGAGATCCTGCCTGCGTGCGCCTTCGATGAGTCCAAGTGCGAGCTGGGCATTTCCTGCCTGGAGAACTACCGCAAAGAGTGGGACGACAAACGCGGCTGCTGGAAAGACAAACCCTTACACGACTGGTCATCGCACGGTGCGGACGCATTCCGCTACTTCGCTGTGTCGATGGGCAGGCGCAAACGCACAGGCGGTGTCCGCCGAATTGGAGGACTTGCTTAATGCCGGTGCAATCGACAAACCCCGACTTCGACGCACACATCGCCGAATGGGAAATGATGGACGACGCGCTCGAGGGCGAAGGCGCTATCAAGCGCAACGAACGGAACCTGCCAAAGCCCAGCGGCATGGTGGAAGCTGAAAAGCTTGACGCCGCTGGCAATAAATACCTGTACCAGAACTATACAAACCGGGCTCAGTACGAGCACTGGGTGCGCGATTCACTGCGGTCGATGATGGGCCTGGTTACCCGGCTGATTCCTGAGATTGCATTGCCGTCTGGCCTGAAAGGGTTGGAAGACAACGCCACCTCCGACGGCTTCGGCCTGAAGCAGTTGTTCTTCCGCATGGTGCGCCAGGCCATTTCCCATGGCCGCGTGCCGCTGGTGGTAAATATCGACGAAACCGGCGAGCCGTATTTCTCGACCTATGCTACTCGCAACGCGATCAACTGGAAGGTTGGCAGCCAGGGCGGCCGGCAGGACCTGATTCTCTCGGTGTTCATTGAATTTCGCGATGACAAGGAAGACGAGTTCGACCACGACAGCAAGATGGTCTATCGCGTCTTCAAGATGATCGGCAACGTGTGTCACAGCGAAGTGCAGGGTGAAAACGGAGAGATCATCGAGGATTTGAAGCCGCTCGGCACAACCGGCACCGACAATCGCCTGGTGCGAGGCCTAGAGTTTCTGCCGGTCATCTACTGCGGTTCGACGGACAATTCACCAGACGTGGATGAAGTGCCGCTGCTGACGATGGCCCGGGCTGCGTTGAAGTCTTACCAGCTCAGCGCTGACTACTTCACCGCACTGCATCAAACCAGTCACCCGCAACCATGGGTTTCCGGGGTGGATGAAACGGTGGAGCTCAGCGTTACCGGTCCGTCCGCTGCTTGGGATCTCGGACCTAACGGCTCTTGCGGCTATCTGGAATTCCAGGGCGCAGGCATCGAAGCGGTTCGCACCGCCATGGATGACCAGCGCAACGCCGCTGTTGAGACTGGCGCCAAGGTGATGGATGTAGGCGGCACTGAGTCGGGTGAGGCGCGCAAAACGCGCCAGAACGATCAGCACGCCACGCTGCACAGCATTGTCATCACGGTAGCCGAGGCGGTAGAGCAGGGCCTCCGATACGCCGCCGAATGGAAGGGCTATGACCCGAAACAGGTCACGTTCAAGGTCAATCCTGAGTTTGTGATTCCGCAGGTCGATCCCCAGGTACTAGCCGAACTTCAGAAGAGCGTCATGGCCGGCACGATCAGCGCCGACACCTACTGGCAGTACCTCACGACCGGGAAACTGCCGGAACGTCTCTACGACGAAGAAGCCGAACTGATCAGCGACGAACGCGAATCGGCCGGCCTCAACCTGGACAAAGAAGATGCCTACAGCAAACCAGGAACAGGCCGACAGCCAGCTACTGGAGCAGACGACCCGTCACTCAGTGATGATCGAGCGGCTTAAGGCCGGCGAGGTCAAGAAGTTCGAGAAATACCTGCGTCAGATCGACACCTTGGTGCAGGAGCAACTGACCCGCAAGGAGTTGACGACCTACAGCCGTGATCGCCTTGAGCAGTTCCTTGCGAGGGTCGACGGCAAACTACTGGAGATCTACAAGGCCTTCGGTGATGTGGTGCAAGCAGATCTGGTGGACATCGCTCTGTATGAGTCGACGTTCGAGGCCAACAGCCTCAGTCATGCGATGTCGATCGATGCTGTAGTGCCGACCAATGCAGTGATCCGCGCGGCAGTGTTCTCATATCCGCTTCAGGTCAAAGGACTTGATGGCGGCAAGCTACTGAAGAGTTTTCTCAGTGGCTGGACCAGGGCCGAGACGATGCGGGTGACGAACACGATCCGGTTGGGCTTCGGCCAGGGCCAGACGAATGCTCAGATCATCCAAGCCGTGCGCGGCACCGCGGCGCAGAACTTCACCGACGGCATTCTCGCAGTGAGCAACCGCAATGCGGCATCAGTGGTGCAGACAGCCATACAGCACGTGGCCACAACGGCACGAATGGAAACGCTGAAGGCCAACAGCGACGTAGTGCTGGGCTATCGTTGGTTATCGACGCTCGACCGCAAGACTTCACAGCAGTGCAAGGGCCTGGACGGGATGCGTTTCGACTTGGGCAAGGGGCCGTTGCCGCCGGCGCACATCAACTGCCGATCGACGACCGTCCCGACCACCAGGCTTTCGGAACTATTTACGAAAGACGCCACGCGCGCCTCAATTGGCGACAATGGGGCCGGGCAGGTCGACGCGGGCCTGAACTATTACGAGTGGCTGGCAACGCAGCCGGCGCGCTTCCAGGATCATGCTCTAGGGCCGGTTCGGGGCAAGTTGTTCCGCGACGGTGGCCTGACGCCTGAGAAGTTCGCCACGTTGCAGCTCGACAAGAAGTTCAAGCCGTTGACCCTAGCCGAATTGAAGGACATTGAGCCTGACATGTTCACCCGGGCAGGCGTTACACTCGGCGCTCCACCAGGTTGAGATAACCGATGCAGATCATTGTCGAGGACGGGCAGGGAAGACCGGACGCCAACAGCTTCGTACCGCTGGAGAAGCTGATCTTCTACCGCGACTACTACGGCTTTCGGATACCTGAAGCAGAGGCTGACCAGATCGCATTGCTGCTGCGCGCCGCAGCGGACATAAACGCTCGACGGTGGAAAGGGCGTAAGGCCAATCCGGATCAGGCAATGGCCTGGCCTCGACGTGACTGCAAGATCGAATACCAAACGCTTTCAGAGACGTTCGTGCCCTTCGAGCTTGAATGGGGGCAGGTGCGGCTTGCTGCTGAGCTGTACGCCGCAGAACTGGGCTTTCAAATCGATGAGCCAACGCACTGCACTGAGCCGAATGGCCGCCGCACCCGGCTCAACCGCGACACGCCAGGCTTCCGCATGCGCCCGCCGCCGTACGCTCCGAGCAGGACGCAGTTCGCCGATTACCTGGTGATGCGTGGGCTGTCTGTAGTTGCGGTGCAAAAATGACCTTTAGGGCTTAAAGCGCCAATATTAGAGTTCTTCTAGGGAGACAGTGCATGAGATGGATTCTAGGGTGTGTGGCTGTATTAGCGTGCGCAATATGCGGCCTACTCGGATTGACAGCAGGAATCAATTTCAACCCGAATTCGACTATAAAGTTCGTACCTGACTGGGGAAGCTTGGGAGACTGGGTTTCTGGAGTGGGCGCGCTGCTAGCGGTTATTTCGAGCTTTATTCTTGTGCGCAGGAATGAGGTCGCTCAAGAGGACCGCGAGAAAGAAAAAATCATAGTGGATCAGTGGGCCAGCGATTTCTATCTTTCAGTCAGAGTCGTTTCAACTGGTCTTTTCCCTTGCACGGTTAACGGCGTCTTCTTCGAGAGCCCCAGTGGCCGCGTCGTCAGCCTGTCTGCCAACTTGCCTAATGGGGTAGATGTCCGAATCCCTCACCGGCTGGATAGCCGTTCTGATGTGAACTTCGGCTGGTCGATAACGCAGCTGGGGCGTCTTTTAGGAGCTTTGTCGCTACTTGATCTGAAGCGTATTGAAGATCTATCCGTCTATGTGGTGACCTCCATCGCAGAGCATAGATTCCCGATCGGAGCAGATGTATCGAGCATGCTCATTGGGGCCGCGAGGGCTGAAGATATTCAGCTGCTGCAAGACGACACTGAAGACTAACAATCGCAAAATATTCCTGACCTCGGCGATGCCGGGGTTTTTTTATGCCCGCAAAGCGGTAAATCAAACCCAAGGGGTGCACCAAGTGGCAGACGAAAACCAGATTGATCTCGAAGATCCAGCAGTGAAAACCGCCATCGCGGCAGCGGTGGAAGCGGCGACTCTGGGCCTCAAGAACAAAAACACCGAGCTGCTTGGCTCTCTCCGGACCACCAAGACCGAACTGGATGGCTTCAAAACTCAGTTCGAAGGCTTGGACATCGAAGCCGTCAAAGGCTTGCTGAACAAAGTCGGCCAGGACGAAGAGACGAAGCTGATCGCCGAGGGCAAGCTCGACGAGGTTATCACCCGCCGCACCGAGCGCCTGCGCACCGACTACGACACCAAGTTGGCCGCGGAGAAGGCGCGCGCTGACAAGGCCGAGGCCTTCGCTGCCAAGTACAGCGACAAGGTGCTGGCTGACTCCATCCGCGCTGCCGCCATCAAGGCCGGCGCGCTCCCCGAGGCTGCCGAGGACATCATCCTGCGCGCCCGGGGTACTTTCAAACTCAGTGAAGACGGCGAGGCGATCGCCACTGACCGGGACGGCGAGGTCGTTTACGGGAAGGACGGGAAAACCCCACTGTCGCCGCTCGAGTGGGCTGAATCGCTGCGTGAAACAGCAACACACCTGTGGCCAAGGGCTCAGGGTGCCGGTCCGACCGGCGATCAAGGTGGCAAGGCCACGAAAAAGTGGGGCGAGTACACGGAAACTGAGCGCGCTGCGCTGGCCCGCGACAACCCTGAGCAGTTCAAAAAACTCTTGGCCACCAAAGGAACCTAATCCATGGCAACTACCCAGCTGGCAGACATCTTTGTCGCCGATTACTACGGCGCTCTGGCGCCGGTCAACTCCCCGGAAAAGACCGCTGTCTTTGAGTCGGGCATCATCACCAAATCCCCCGAGCTTGATGCCATTGCGCAGAACGGCCAGGGCACTTCGGAAATCAGCTACTGGCAGGACCTGGACGCTGACGAAGAACCGAATATCTCCAACGACAACCCGGATGACCTGGGTGAAGTTGGCAAGGCCGAGCAAGGCAGCATGCGTGCCCGCACTTTGTACCTCAACAAAGGTTACGGCGTAGCGGATTTGACCTCGGAGCTCGCCAACTCCGAACCGATGCAGCACATCCGCAACCGCTTCGGTACCTACTGGACTCGCCGTTGGCAGCGTTACCTGCTCGGTGCAGCCCGTGGCGTGATCGCTTCGAACATCTTGAATGATGCCGGTGACATGGTTGTCGATGCGGGCGCGACCATCAGCGCCGGCGCGTTCCAAGATGCTGCTTTCACTTCGGGTGATGCTGCTGATGTGTTTGCTGCTATTGGCGTGCACTCGGTTGTGATGAACCAGATGGTCAAGCAGGATCTCATTGAGTACCTGCGCGACTCCGACGGCAAGATCATCCTGGCTACCTATCTCGGCAAGCCGGTGTTCATGGACGACAGCCTCGTCTACGGCCCTGGTCGCTACCTGTCAGTCTTCTTCGGTCAAGGCGCTTTCGGCTACGGTGAAGGCAATCCAACCGTGCCTGTCGAGCTGGAGCGCAAAGCTTCCGGCGGTAACGGCGGCGGTGCGGAGGTGCTGTGGGAGCGGAAGACGCTCATCCTGCAACCAGCCGGCTTCAGCTGGAAGGGCAGCACCAATCAGAACCTCAGCCCGACTGCCGCGCAGTACGCCGCAGCGGCAAACTGGGAACGTGTCTTCGACCGCAAGCAGGTTCCTTTCGCTGCCGTAATCAGCGGCACCGCCACCCCGTAAGCCAACCTCGGCGGGGCGCTTCGCGGCGCCCCAGTCGACACGGAGAGAATCATGAAGGTTATCTACACCGACAAGCCGGGCAACGAGCCTGAGGTTTGCTATCGCCTACTCAATGAGTTCTTCGGGGTCATCAGTTCGGCAAAGGAAGTGGTGGTGGACGGCGACAAGCCCAACATCATTGAAGCCTACAAGCGCGCTGGCATCATCGTCACCGAGGGTAAGACTCCGTCGTTGCGTGAAGACGGCCCAACAGTCGCCGAGTTTATGGACGCTGGTTATCAGGCAGCCAACTACCCGCCGCAAGGCTATGTCTCCCGCAGCACGCCGGAAGAAATTGCGGAAGCCATAAAGGGCCAGGCCAATCCCGAAACCGACCCGCTGAAAATGAAGGTCGTCGACCTGAAAGAGTGGCTGACCGGCAAGGGCATCGCGTTCGATGCCTCCGCATTGAAAGAAGACCTTCAGGCCCTGGTGCCAAAGGAATAAGGACAAGCACATGACCGACTTCATCACTGTTGCCGACGTTGACACCCTGCTGGGTCCTGGCTGGGCGGGCACCGGTGATCCGGTCCTTGCTGTGAGCATGGCGAATGCCTGGCTCACGGCCAAGATTAAGCGGGTTGTTCCCGATCCGGTTCCGGCTGAGATCAAAACAGCCGGCGCCCAAGTCGCCAAAGAGGCGGCAGCGGGCAATCTGTACAAGGCCACCCAGAAGGAAGTCCTCAGCAAGACGGTATCCGCTCAATCTGGCACCTCGACGAGCAAGACCTATGCGCCCGGGTCAAAGGACCTGTCTGCCGGCGAGAACTTCGCCTTGGCATTGCTGGTGCCCTGGACCAAGCGCTCCGGCGTCATGATGCTCAAGAGGATCTGATCATGGGCATGCGCGACGAGATTCAGGCTGAGATGGTCGAGGCTTTCGACGATCCTGATGGTTTGGCAGATGCCGTAAAGCCGGTAGCTGGCATTCGGAAGGTGGCGGGTGAATACGACCCCGACACTGGCACAGCGCCCGAAGTGACCATCACCTACGGCGGCCGTGGAGTGTTCGGCAGCTACCTGGCCAAGGAAATCGACGGCTCGCTGATCCAGACAACTGACGAAAAGCTTCTGGTACTCCAGAACGAGCTGTTCATCACGTTTTTGGGTGCTTCGACAGCAATTCTTGCAGTTCCAGAAATAGGCGATGTCATCGGCGGTAAGCGCGCTTTGAACGTCAGCCAGGACCCGGTCGGCGCTACCTGGACAGTCCAGTTGAGGGTTTGAAGATGGCAAACAATCGCGCCGGCCAATCCGGCAGTTTCGCGCTGAGCCTTGCCGAGTTTGCGGCCCAAGCCACGGAAGCCATCGACGCCAGTCTGCGCGAGATCATCATCGAGGTCGGTAGCAGCGTCATCCGNATGTCACCGGTGGGCAACCCTGAGATCTGGGCGCAGAACACTGTGGCCCATCAGTACAACAAGGCCGTGGACGAGCACAACAGTNCTCTACGCAGCGATCCAGCCAACCTGACGAAAGCGGGTCGCCTCAAGCCGGGTCGCAAGCTGAACGACGGCATGGATATCGTTGCCCCTGAAGGCTATGTCGGCGGCCGGTTCCGGGCCAACTGGCACCTCTCGATCGATGTAGTGGAAAACGTGACCTTTGACGAGGTTGATCCAGGTGGGCAAGCAACAATCGCTGCACTGGTTTCGGCTGTCAGCGACTTCACCGCCGGACAAACTGCCTACCTCATCAACAACCTACCGTACGCAATCCCGCTCGAGTTCGGGCATTCGACCCAGGCACCCGGCGGCATGGTCCGCATCACCGTGGCCCGCTTCCAGCAGATCGTGCAAGAGGCCATCAGGAACAACCAGATATGAGTCACAACATCATTGCCTCAATCTACGAGGCCAAGCTGATCAACTGGGCGAAA